CTACCGAGAAACGATTTAATCGTCTTTCGGTCAAGGGATGTCCTGAGTTCTCTTTCAATTCCAAGAAAGATAATGGTCAGAAAGACCATTGCCTCGATTGGAAAACAGAGAGCTGAACCCATAGACGCGTACTTAGAGAGGGAAATAATCCCTTCTCCAGGTACATCAGCCTTCCGGGAGCGAGTGGCATCGATACCCTCACGCAAATGAGGAAATCGTTGCATCATCTTCCGTACGAGCTGATAGGAAACGCGATCGGATGCTTCACTCAAGTCGAGTGTAGCAAGTTCCCCGTTAAGGGATCCTTCTTTGGCCATGAGCTGGTTAGGCTCTTGGTCATCGAAGCCGAGAAAGGCTCGCAAGAAGTCAACCTTGCGGATACCTTCAAGCATCACCTCAAGGAGACCCTGCTGTACATATTGTACAGCAGTAGGTTCCATAGCGATGATGCGTGGCGTTTTCTGTGTTTTAGGCACTGAGATAACCTTAACAGGAATCTCAGCGTCGGGTTCGAGGAAATGGACATCGTCTTCATCGAAGCTATAATGCTTCCATGATGGAAACAAGTATTCCCCTGCTGGGAAATACTTTTCCAGACGATCAGTCCAGATGCGCTGAGTGTACTTCTTGTTTCCAAGAAGTCCATCTGCAGTAGCACCTGGACCGTGCTTAGGAACGACTTCCCCATCATAGATCTTACGATCTATGTAGGAGAATGTGTCCCTAAACAACAGCATCGCAACGCGCTGGAAATCCTCAAGTAAACGAGGATCCCAGCTGTTTTGAATGCTGGCCATTTCCTTCTCACATTGGACATATCCGGACATCGCATCGGCCGTCCTTGCATCGCTGCAAGGAAGGTCAATCTTTGCAAACATCAGCATTAGCTGACGGATGCATTGAATTGCGTACGTATCCGGAGTGTCCAACAGGACACCACTAGAGGTGTCAAACACATGACCGAGGAAACCTGACAAAAATGTCGGGAGACCTCCTGTTCTGCCACAAAAGCAGAACAGACTGCGGTCAACTTGCCCTTGGTCGAGGCTTAGTTCAAAGCCTTTTCCGTAGGCAGGTAGGGTTATCGTGAGAAACGATAGCCCCTCATGTTTGACACGCGCTTGGACAGTTTTACTGTCCATGGCGGCGCTAGTGTGCAACTCACTCGCCATCTCATCGGCGAGTTTTGACCAGAGCGATATTAGGCTTTTCAAAGCCCCTCCTTAAATAGAGGTGAACTTTCCTTAGCCTAATAACAGCTGAGCCAGTTCGGTTTAGCTCTAGCGGATGACCTGATCCTTTATAAAATAAAGGAATAGGGCCACCCACCAGAGCGTGCCGAACAGACCGAGGGAGATAGCAATGACAAGCGCGATCAGACCCATATAATCATATGAGGCCCGACGACGCTTGTATGGCTTGACCCGGCGTGAGAAACGCTGGGACATGTCACTGGAATCGGGGGGAGATTTTAAGCTCCTACCCACCCCATCGAGGCTATCTCGTCCGAGATATGTCCGTTTACCCTTAGGACGTCGTCCTAAAGGAGAGCGCACATGTGGAGGGTCACCGTTAGAAAACGGGGGCCCCCCTCTCTCAGGACTCACCACCAAGCAACTTGGTGATGACCAAGTCCGAAGATGCAGCCAACTGGGTTTTAAATCCAGTATAGACTGCCAACGCCTCGGCATTCGTATAACCAGCAGGCGGAAGATCGAAGACGGTATAAACACTCATACCGACCTTGACATTCTGCGTACTGATAAACGGATCCGTGGTGATCTTCGAATGGTCGACCCTTACGACCCGTCTAGTGCGTCGCCCATAGGCGTTCGCAAGAGATTGGTCGATTAGACCATCAGCACTCAGGTATTTCGACGAACCTACACTCGTATCAACACGAGGTAGGGGCGTAGTCACACCTGAGATGGTGATGGTTTGTGGATCGGCGAGTGCCATTAGGCACGCTCTCTTTCTGGGCCTTCTCTAGGCCCGTCTTGGCGGACAGTTAACACACTGTCCTAACGGCTTCGGGACAATCCCAAAGCCGCCAGGATGGAGAGTTGGAATGAGTCTAACCCACTCCATTGCACTCCGAAACCAAAGGGATTAGCCTGGCGTCGTTTCTTAACCTCTGTAACGAGGGTAATAGACGGCACCCCCCGTTGGGAATTCCAGAATTTGGACCCCTTCAGGGAATAGGTATGCTTATTAATGGAATGTTCCATTACATACCCATACGGCATAATCAGACCATAACGATTGGCGTCCGAAATATTGGAAAGTACATCTCCAGTATTCGAAAACCAATCAACGGCCCAGCTCCAAGGAGCTAGATTCCAGACGTTCTCTGGCGTAAGGGCTAAGCCGAATGACAATTCGGCCTCAGC